CCTGCTCACGCGGCTGAGTCGGTTGTTCAGCTCGTCCACCAGCGTGTGGATATCGATGTAGTCCGAAACCCCCCGCCAGTCGTCGTCCAATCTCCAGTTCGGCACATACTCTACCAGGAGCCCCGGATACCCGGTTTCCTCCTCCTCATGCAGCTCTGCATACTCCGGCAGTGTAGCTAACTGCACCTGTTGCCGCAGTGTTCCGCGTTCGAGGAGCCACAGCTCGTTCCTGATCATGCCGGGGGTGTGGACCTCGCGCCGCAAGTAAACTCTGTCGTCGAGCTTGCGCTCCCAGGCGATAACAGCGCCAGCCAGCACGCGGACATCGTCAGCCGCGAACTCTGGGTAGAACAGCGCCGGGTTGACCGCGGAGATGATCGCCTCCGGTCGCTCGCTGTAGCTGTAGCGCGGCCCATAGCGGAGCTTGTACACCGCGTCGCCGCGTACGCTGGCGCCCAGGGCCATCTCGTAGTTCAGCGTGTGCATGCCGTTTGCGCGGGTGATGGCGTCCAGGGCGGCCTGCTCCGCCGAGCCCTCATCCCCCGCGACGAATCCCGGCTCCTCGCCGAACAACATGTCCGCGGAGACCAGGCTGACCAGCTTCGGGAAGTTCGCGACGATGTAGACGAGCGACTTGTCCGGCGTCTTGTCGAGCCACAATTGGACGCGCTGGAACACGTCGTCGTGCTTGCCCAGGAACAGTAGCCGGTATGTCGCATATGCCTCGATACGCTCCCGGTGTCCTTCCGGCGGCCACGGATCGCCCGCCTTGACATCAATGATCGACATCCACATCACCAACCTATCGGTTTGCCGGCGTAGCCGCGCGCTGTCGGGGTTGCCAGCTGTTCGTGTGCGCCGGACGCTGCGTCCACCTGGTCGTCGTGGGCGCCCGCCGGAAACGCCACCAGCTCGTCCAGGAGCTCCCCGATCCAGGCCCCGCGCAGAAGCTTCACGTTGCCTGCCTCTGCGGCCGCTGACAGCGGCGACGCCCTCAACAGCTTGGACCCGGTGGTCTTGACACCCCGGAACGCGAATCCCACGAGCACCTCTCTGGCGTAATGGTCAATCGTGTTGACGCCGGACGAGCCGGGCTCCTGCTCCATATAGATGGCAACGCCGCGGCCGTCTAGTTCTGCGGTCTGCCGGACCAGCGCCTCCACTCCCATCGGCGTGGCCCTGGCCCTGCGCACGTCCTCGATGTAGAACACCCCGGTCCTCTCGGCCATGCGGAGGCCGACCGTCCAGTCTGGATCCTTGCCTGGCTTGGCCTCCGTGGCCGCCAGGTCCCAGTATCGCACGGACCTCGCGTCATACGGCACGGCCTGCACGATCTCGAACCATTCCCTCTTGAACATGTTGCCGGCCGGCTGCACCGACCAGTCGCCGTAGCGCAGCTGCCGCCTGGTCACTGGATCCAGTTTGGCGAGGCTCTCCTCGTATTCGGCAATGTCTAGGTGGGGGTTGTCCTCCAGCCGGGCGGACACAAAAGGCCTTCCGTGCTGTTCGCCCTCATCGATGAATCGGCGCTTGACCCACTCATGGCCTATGCCGCCGGGGTTGGATGCCGCGCGCATGCGAAGCGGCACGTCGACTCCCGCCAGCCTGCGCAGGCGGGAGAAGAGATAGCGGTACTGGGTCTCCGTGAACTGGGTGAGCTCATCGAACCCGATGAACTGAAATTCCGCGCTCTGATAGCGGTATTTGTCGTTCTCCGATTCGAGGTAGCCGAAGGTGACCGTCGCCCCGCTGGGAAACGTCCACGTCTTTTCCTTCTCGCTCCACTTGGCGGCAGTTCCCTGCAGCCACTCGGCGGCCCTATCCATGAGTGCGCCGGGCAACGCCAGGTCGGCATACGTGCGCCTCAGAAGCAGCGCAGCGTAACCCGGCACGTCCGCGTATTGCAGCGCGCCCATGAGCAGGCAATCCGACTTCCCAGACCCGGCCGCGCCGCCGTAGAGCGCCTCACGCTCGGGACGCATGAGGAAGCGCGCCTGCTTGAGAGTCGGTTTATGGGGTATCCATCGGTTCTGGAGCACCGTCCCAATCAGCGTCCCCATCAGCAGCTGCTTCCTCTGCAATCTGTTCATACATCTTGGCGTATTCTCGGATACGGGCGAAGAGGTCGACTGCGCCACTGTGTTCCACCTCCGCCCTGACAGCCCCACCGCCGGGCCCGGAGATCTCCTGCTGGACCTTGTCCTTACGGCCCCAGCGGTCGGGATACTTGCGTTCGAGGTACCACGCGAATGCGGTCCAGTTGCGCCGGCCTGCGGCCACGATTCCGCTGACGGCTCTGAGTTCTGCTGCCGCCTCGGCTTTTTGAATTGACTCCCAAAACTCTCTATAGATGCTTCGGCCCTTGCTATCGCGGCCCTTTTCAAGCCAGCGATACCAGGTGCTTTCACCGACTCCAAGCATCTGAAACACGGTCGAGGCGTAGTTGCCGCCGGCGATCAGCTTAGCAGCTTGCTCGATTAGTTCGGGCGTAAGCTTCGTGCGGCGCCCCATGTCGTTCACCCCGCAAAGCAAAACGGCCCCTACGGGGCCGCCTGCCGGTTCTGTCTCTTGTGGCCGACCTACGCGCTGCGCTTCATGTGTGCCCGCAGATCGTCCTTGATGTAGTAGTCTTTGCCCAGCGCCTGCAAGAGAGTCTCTGCCGCTGCACCGAACCCCGCCCAGTCGATGGCCTTGGCCAAGGGATGATGATTGAGCGTACCGACCTTGAACAGATCGACAAATGGCGCGGTCCGGCGGATAAGCTCCAGGCTCTCCTGCGGGTCTATCACCGGCTCAAGGCTGACCCAGACCGGGATGCCATGCTGGTGTGCGAAGCGCATCACGTCGATCCGCTCCTCCGGCGCCGCCGCGTAGGGTTCCCATTCCCGCGATCTGCCTGCATCGAGGAATGTCAGGGTTGTGGCGAAGGCATCGCCCTTGCCCAGCAGGTCAAAGTCTCGGGCGGCCCTGGCGCCTCCCTTGGTGAGTACCTCTACGGCAAGGCCGTGCTCGTGCAGGATTTCGATGGCCTGCCGTGTGATCCGCTGCTCCGCCTCGATGGGCTGATACGGATCGGTCGTGAAACTGAGCAGCACACGGGCATTTGCTCCAGATAACCGCCGGGCATCCTTAGTCAGTTCGGCCAGGATGTTGCTACGGACTGCGATCCCGCTGCGGAAGTCATCCCTGCTTCGCCTGAGCACATCAGGCGCGTAGCAGTATTTGCACCCATGTGCGCAACCTGAATAGAGGTTAGCCGCCAATGGGGCATATTCTCGCGCCCTGCCCCTGGGCTCGTAGATCACTGGCATGTGATCACCTCCCAAGGACATTATACCACTCTTTACCAGACTGCGCAATACTGAAATGCCGCTTGCGCTGGTGTTTTCATGTCTTGTGCATCTGTAGAACCCAGTAATACACGCTTGCGCCGTCGTTCCTGGCGTAGACTGCCTTCTCGGTTTTCCAACCGTATCGCGCCTGCACGTCCAGCAGCATCGTAGCGAACATTTCTGCGTAGAACCGGAATCGACCAGGTATCTTCATGTCCCTCGGAATCTGTTCGATGCCGGACTGCATCTTGTTTACCTGGCCGGTTAGCTTCAAATGCAGCGGCAAGCCGTCCGTGAGGAACACGGTGATGCGCCCTGCCGACCGTTTCCTCAAGATCTGGTAGAGCAGCGCCCACGGGCAACCGTAATCGTCAAGGTCGAACACGTTGTAGCGGTCCATATCGTTGCGCGCGACGAAGATCGCGTTGTTGATCAGTGTGCATTTGGCTGGATCGTGCACCTTCGCTTTATCAACCCCGTGATAGGATGATGTTTTGCCTTCGTAAGCTCGCCGGTACATCTCGCCTGATCCGCAGAATAAGTCAAGCACATGCGCGTCTGCGGGAAGGAATCTGCGCCTCAAACCTGCCTTCAACCACTCGTTGGAGTTGTCCTTCTTCGCGCCACTAAGCTTTGGTATCATAGCTACGCTCCGCGTGCACACCGTTCTCCTCGAGCACGGCAAGCACCCGCTCGAGGACTTCGATGTTGTCTGTCGAGGTTCTAGCCACTGCCCAGATAGGCTTCCGCACGGCCTCACTCAGATCAAGCTCATCCAGGTATGCATCGATGTCTATCGGGCCATAATCGGCAGCTAGGAGGTTTTCAATCTCCTCAGTGTCCATCCCTGTGATGGTCAAGTCTGTCTGGCCGTCATCTATGTCCTGGAGTAGGTCGGCCAGGAGTTTCTTGTCCCACTCGGCCTCGTCCTGCAGACGGTTGTCCGCGATATTGTAGGCCCTGGCCGTCACGTCGTCCATGTCGAGCCATACTACCGGCACCTCTGAAAGCCCTGCTGCCTGCGCTGCCTTGAGGCGCTGGTGCCCGGCGATGATCATGTTCGTGCCGCGTTGGGCCAAGATTGGATTGACGAAGCCGAATGATTCCACCGATCTCTGGAGTTTCGCAAGTCCCGACGGGCTAATCCGTCGCGGGTTGCCGGCGAAAGGCACAAGCGAGTTCACCGGCACGTATTCAACTTGCAGGCGCGATGCATCCCCCATATCGTTCGCCTCCCATTTCGGTCCGGGCCCAAAGAAAACAGGCCTCCGTAAATCGCTTGTGAGCCGCGTTGCGCAGGCCATCCGTATGATTGGACGTCCGATTTATGCAGCCCAGTTGTAGGGCCTTGTGCAAACCACCATACATAGAGCGTATGGCCTTTTGACATCGCGGCTATGCAGTCGCGCATAAACCAGACGCATCCGCGCTGCACTCCCACACAATACATGGAGCTATACGTCTTTTCGCTATAACTGCGCTGCCACGTCGGCGACGAAATCAAGTCTCTCCCACGGCAGGTCCAGATCAGGACGGCCGAAATGACCGTATACGGCGGTCTGCCGGTAGATCGGTCGCCGCAGGTCGAACCTGTCTATGATCGCCGCGGGTCTGAGGTCGCACACTCTGTCGATGATCTCCTCTAGCCGGGAATCCGCAACCGCGCCTGTTCCGAAGGTATCAACCGATACGGCAATGGGTCGCGCCACGCCGATGGCGTAAGCGATCTGCACCTCGCAGCACTTGGCTGCGCCCGCGGCTACGATGTTCTTCGCTGCGTGTCGCGCGGCGTAAGCACCGGAACGGTCTACCTTGGTCGGGTCCTTGCCTGAGAACGCGCCGCCCCCGTGTCTGCACACGCCGCCATAGGTGTCCACCATGAGCTTGCGGCCGGTCAACCCCGAGTCGGCAGCCGGTCCGCCCTTCTCGAATCTGCCGGTCGGGTTGATGAAGATGCGGGTGTCGCCATCCAGCATCCCATTGGGGATGATTGGGCGAATCACGTGGCCGTATATGTCCCGGCGCAGTGTGGCGATGACAGTCGACGGATCGTGCTGGGCCGATACGACAACGGCGTCGACGCGCGCGGGAACGCCGTCGCAATACTCCACCGTGACCTGGCTCTTGCCATCAGGACGCAGATATGGGATGGTTCCGTCGCGCCTGACGGTTTCAAGCCTTTTGACGAGCGCATGCGCCAGCGTGATGGGAAGCGGCATCAGCTCGGGCGTCTCGTCGGACGCATAACCGTATACCATACCCTGATCCCCTGCGCCAAAGCGGTCGCCGGGATCCGTCGAACGCGCGCGATTTACCCCCAGAGCGATATCGGGCGACTGTTCGTCGAGAGCCATGATGACGGCACATGTGCTGCCGTCAAAGCCAGCCGAGCCGCCGGAGTAGCCAGCGTCGGTGACAACGCGGCGAGCTACCGCGGCGATGTTTGAGTAGGCCGCTGTCGTCACTTCGCCCATGACCATTATCAAGCCGGTGGTGGCGCACACTTCGCAGGCAACGCGCGCGTTTGGATCCTGGCTGATGACATCGTCCAGGACTGCATCGGCAATCTGGTCGCAGAGCTTATCCGGGTGACCCCCGGTTACTGATTCAGACGTTATAAGCTTCCGCACAAATAGTCACTCCTCCTCGGGGCTTGGGCGGGGCGGGAAGGAAGCGACCCGCCCCGGCGGCATCATAACAGCCCCGTTGCCGCACGAACGAAAGCGGCCCGCTCCCGCGAGACCGCCTCGATATCAACGTATCACAGATTTCTCGCTACAGCTCGTATGATTTTCGTAGTCATAAAATGCCAATCCCTTCAGCGATCTTGCGGACCAGGCGTTTCCGCGTGAGTCTTACCCACCCCTCGCTGCAGTAGAGCGCCGCCGCTATCTCGCAGTTGTTCATGCCGGGACGCCGGTAGCGCAGCTTGGCCACCTCACGCTCATCCCTGGTGAGCCGCTGCATGGCTGCGTCGATTACCGCGGTCTCCTCGCGCAGGGCAGCAAGTCGCGCCCTCTTCTCGAGCACATAGCGCCGTTTCCGCGTGTATTCCTCCAGGAGCGCCGTCACTCGCTCCTCCATG